TGACCTATCGAAGTACCAGGAGCTAAGAGGCAAGACAGGATTTGCTTTTAGCGTAAAGACACACCTAAGAGGATCCGGCTCCGCAGGCACATCACCAAGGCGCAGCCCGCTATATAAGGCAGCAGGCCTAAAGGAAACCATAGTATCGTCAACAAGCGTAGGCTATGCACCAAGATCCAGTGGATTTGAAAGCTGCGCAATCATGGCGCACCTGGACGGCTTGCTTTACAACCTACTCGGATGTGTATGTGATTACGAGCTTGAGCTTACAGCCGGAGAACCGGGCATCGAAGTATTCTCAGGAAAAGCACTATACGCGCTACCAACAGACAGCGTGATCGTAGCTCCTACGTTTGACAGCCCGAACCCACCGATCATGAAAGGCCTGACAATGACTTTCGGGTCATACGCGGCAATATGCGAAAAAATAACCTTGAAGCTCGGCAACACCATAGCTGAAAGGCCGGACATGAATCAGACAGAGGGCATAAAAGGCTTCTGCATAACAGATAGGGACCCTGAGGGCGAAATAACCCTGGAAGCGGTACTGCGCGCGGAAAGTAACGCGGACTTCCTAAGCTACTTCCATTCAGGCACAACAAAGGCGCTATCCATAGCAATCGGATCAGACGCAGGCAATATTGCCACTATAACAGCCCCTAAGTGCTATTTAAGGGCCCCAAAACTTGGCGACAGGGATGGGGTAAGGATATTCACGTTACCTATCCAGATAGCACGTAACGCAGGCGATGATGAACTTTCTATTTCTTTAACTTGAATTGACAATGCCCTTTACTTATGATATAATTATAAGTAAGGGAGGTAAGTATGAAGATTAGAAAGAAGCGTAAGTTAAGCGGAAAATGGAATGAGATTGGAAAGAAATATTTGGAGGGAAGAAGTTTGAATCAGTTAGCTCTTGAATATAATTGTTGCAGCGTTGCCATTTTAAATGTTTTAAAGAAAATTGGCATTGCTCGCAGAAGTTGCGCGTCAATTATTGGAGAAAAAAATCATAGAAGAATTTTCTCTGATAAAGAAGAACTTATGATTTGCAATGATTATGTTGAGGGCATGACAGGAAAGCGGCTTGGAGAAAAGTATAATACCAATGCCACGCTAATTAGTAGAATATTGCAAAGGCATAATTATAAAAGCAGAGGTTATTCCTGCAAGGGGATATATTCTTCTCGGTGGAAAGGTGGTATAAGTTACGACAAGACAGGACATAAACGATTGTATAAACCAGAATATTCAAAAAATAAAGGTGGCTTAATCGCAGAACATAGATATGTTATGGAAATGCATTTAGGTAGAAGATTAACAAACGAAGAAATTGTCCATCATATTAACGGTGTTCCTGATGATAATAGGATTAGCAATTTAAAAGTTATGAGTGCATCTGAACATAATAAGTTACAACATTAACAAACCGAAAAGAGGAGGACCGCATGGCAATAAAAGCATTGGACCTGAGCAGCATGGTAAAATACGTGTCAAAGTTAGACACCGGAGAGCCAAAGACAGAATGGCACCTGGGAATACTTGACACCCGGATCCGTAAGCAACTGGAAGATGTGGCCTGGGAATATGAAACAGACCCATCACAACCGGGCCAGGCTAAGGCAAAAGCCTCATTTAACTTAGGCCGGAGCGAAATGGACTTCGTAGCATTTGGCCTAAAAGGATTTGACGGCTTTATAAAGGCTGACGGTAAGCAGGTCTACTTCAAGGCAGAGGACCGGAACGTAAACGGCAAGATATATCATGTTGTAGCAGATGAAGTGCTTAAAATAATACCAGGCGATATCGTAAGAGAACTGGCAGAGCAGATCAAGAATATCAACAACGTAGATGAGGAAGAAAGAAAAAACTAACACTGGCTATTTGGATCCCTTATCTCGAACTGAATTGCAAGAAGTGTTCGGATGGCCAAAAAGAACTCTACGGCTGCGAGAAACCAAGCCCGGTAGGGAAGCATTGGAAAGTAGGATCGTACGAATTTGACAGGTGTCCAGTAAGCATAGTAGACCCGGTAGCATATCAATACATAAGGGCTTACAGGAGATATGAGAAAGGGTACCTGCCGGATGCGGGCGGATGGATGGACCAGGGCGCCAAGTTTAACGACATCGTAGACGTTATCGAGCAGGAGAGTAACGTAATAGCAGGCAAAATGAGCAAGGGGAAAAAATGAGCAATAACGAACTTGAAATCATCCTGAAAATGCGCGACTTAGCAACAAGCAAGATGAAAAGAAGCATGACAGCCCTGCAAGCTCAAGCCCGGAAAGTATCATCAGTTTTTAATAAGATGGGCTCTTTTATGCAGCGCCATTGGATTAAGATTACCGCCCTTATAGTAGGGGCCGTCTACGCGATAAAGAAACTCTCCGATGCCTTAATCAAGGCCGGCGACACCGTAGAGCAATATCAAGTAAGGCTCCAACTCTTGCTCGGCAGCATGGAGGAGGGCAACAAGGTCTTTCAGGATATGTCAGACCTCGCCTCCCGGGTGCCTAAGACTTATGAAGAAATCATGGCAAGCGCGACAGACCTCTCGGCCGTTGTAAGTGGCGGATCAGAGGAAATCAAAAAGCTAATGCCCATTATCGTAGACCTCGCAGCAGGAACAGGAATGTCGGTAAGAGAAGTGACCGGGCAGATGATAAGAATGTACTCAGCCGGCGCAGCCTCAGCTGATATGTTTAGAGAGCGCGGTGTAAGTGCGGCATTAGGATTCCAGGCAGGCGTTTCATACTCAGCAGAACAAACCATGAAAACAATGACCGAGCAATGGGAGGATGGAACCGGCAAGTTTGTAGGAGCAGCCAAAGGCCTGGCAAACACCTGGACCGGTGTTATGTCCATGATGTCAGATGCCTGGTTTCAGTTTAAGGTGGCCATTGGCGAGAAGTTTTTTGAAAAGATAAAAACGGACTTCCAGGCACTCCTGGCAGTTTTTACAGAATTCAAGGACGAAACAGGCAAGTACGAAGCCATGACGGCTAAGGTCGCAACAGGCCTTGCAACCGCATACGAGCACGCAAAGAACTTTGTGTCAATGCTACTATTAGGAGCCGGACACATTAAAGATGCCTGGGACGCCATAGTGCTCTTTTTTGAATACTTCAACGTAACCATACAGACCGCAGCCATAGGAGCACAGAATTTATCGATCATATTAGCAGAAATGTTTTGGATAGATTCAACACCACTTCGCGAAGCCCTGGCAGACATGGAAGAAGCGCTTTCGGAATCGCTCCTTAAAATGGACGAACTCCAGGCAGAGCACAACATAAACTACAGCTCCCAACTGCAAGAACAGATCGTAGCATTTAAGGCTATGTTCGCAGCCAAAAAAGAGGAAATCGCCGCAGCCGCAGCAGTAGAAACCAAGACCGAGGCGGTACTGCATAAGGCAAAAATAAAGACAATCGATAAAGAGGCGATCGCAAGGAAAAAAGCATTTTCTAAGCAAGTGAAATACGCCATGGAGGGCACCGCTTCAACGGTCGGCAGCATAGCGACAATGCTTGAAGTGGCCCAGGGCGAAAGCAAGAAATACGGCGCAGCAATTAAGGCCTTGAGGATAGGCGAAACAATTATCAATACAGCTTCAGCTATAATGAGAGCATGGGCAGAAGTACCATACCCGGCAAACATAGCAATGGCCGTAGCAGCCGCAGCCGCAGGAGCAGCGCAGATAGCCACCATAGCGGCACAGCCAATGGCTGAGGGTGGCCAGGGCGTAGTCACTAAGCCCACGCTATTCTTAGCAGGAGAAGCCGGAGCAGAAGCATTCTCGTTCTCCCCACTTTCAAAGGGTGGCGGAACCGGTGGCAACATTTACGTAGAGATAAACAACCCGTCAATAAGAAGCGATGACGACATAGACGACTTGGTAGAAGCCGTATCGCGTCAATTAGCATACGAAACAGATCGGATAAGATAATGCCAGCAAACACAATCGATATTGATTTTGGAAGCCTTAATTTAGACAGCACAAACAACATAGCCGTAGCAAAGATAAGCATACAGCCAAAAATGTTGGTCAAACTTTCCTCTATACCTA